TGTTTAGAATTCGAAAGACCCCCCCCCCTAAATTTCCAGAATCAAATTTTTCCATATTTCGTCAGAAAGTAAATTTCCTCAAACGCTTCTGGCTATTGGGCTCAATATGTCTCTCTCTAATTGCAGGTAATTCGCGGCGGTGGAAAATCCCTTGCGGCGGTCCGGCAAGTTTTCGATTCTGTCTTTCGAATGTTGAGTTCGGGCAGAACATTGATAGACGATGGACGGTGAGACTGCCTCGTGAAGACGGCTCTCGTAATGATTGTGAAGAATGAGCAAGAGAACATCGTGCGTGCTTTGGAGTCGGTGAAAGACCAATTCGAGGTATTCGTCATCAACTACTCCGGAACAGACGACGAGACTGTTGAAGTCGGGACCGAATGGATGGAAGCAAACGGAAAAGACGGAATGTGGATTTCCCCCGAATGGAAGGGAGCCGCTGACGGATTGAATGCCTGTATCGAATTTTGTGAAAATTTGGAAGTCGATTGGATTCTTCGCATGGACGCAGATACCGTCTATGAGGGACCAACTCCGGATTTCGAAAACTTGAACGAACTGTGTGACGCAGTTGAAGTGGACATTATCCGAGCAGATGGTTCATTCATCGCTTCTCGCCCTTGGTGGTTCAAACCAAATTGCAAATATCGTGGCGTCCGACATGAAGGACTCTATGCCAATTTCAGAACCAAGAACGAGGACATTTTCATTCGCCATCACGACGACAGCGGAGCCCGTCCTCGGAGCCCAGAAACTTACGCAGATGATTTTCACGCGATGGGCAACGAACTGCCTGTCGAGTATGATGCAGATATGGCAAAGCGATACTGCTTCTATATGGCAAACTCAGCGAGAGATGGAGGCGACCTTTTCCAAGCCGCACTTTGGTTCCGCATACGAATGCTGATGGGTGGCTACGAAAGCGAAGTGCAGGTGGCGACAAGAGAACACGCGCTCATCATAATGCAGGCTCCATTCTGGCTTGATGCGATTCATCAACACCCGACTCGCCCGGATATGGTATTCTGGGCTCTCGCTACAGGCGACCAATTCGGAACGCCATTCAAAGCGCAGGTGTTAGAGATAGCAGAACCGGACTCGTGGATTACGGGTCAGATGTTTTGCCAAGATGAGTATATGTGGAAGGCGTTGGATTCAATCGCCCTTGTTCATGGCGAACTTGGTCACATGGAGAAGCATCAAGAATTGACCGAAGAGATTCTGTCGAAAAGAGAAGAATACGATATTCCAGACGGGGATTTGGTCCGCCTATTGAGCCGCATAGGTCTTGATGATGAGGCCGCCGCGATACAAAAATCCCTTGCGGAACAACAACAAGTTTTGGAGGAAGAATAAATGCCAGCGAAAAAGAAGAAAACTACAGAAGAAGAATACAAAATGGACCCCGTTGAGAAATACCGATTAGAGTCAATGATGACCGATTACGGTATGGCTCTCTTGGCTAAGATGACGCCAGACGAGCAGAAGTCTATTTTGGCTATGTTCGATAATCACCATTTCAATTGAGGCGGTTGAATGAATGGTGACGATGTTGAACATTGGAGTCAAGAGCATTTTGCGCGATTGGCACTATACCGAACAATCGGCATGGGGGTGAACATATTTCTCTCTTTGATATTGATAGTGAAGTTATTCGGGTGGGTATGATGGCCGAGGAAGAACAGTTGGTTCAATATCCTCAATGGCTTATTCTTGATGAAGCATTCTCGGCTGAGGAATGTGAGATAATCAAGGAACAGGCGAAGAAGCACGCGAGTCAAGTTCCAGCCGCGACCTTTGGAACGCATGGCGATGAATTCCGGAAGACGAACATTCGATGGCTGGATGATAACGAAAAGTTCGGATGGGTGCATCAGCGGTTCCGTGAGATAGCCTATGAAGTGAACAAATTCTTCAAGATGAAGATAACAGAACTGCCTGCTATCCAATTCACCGAGTATGATGGCGTGGGTTCGCATTACGATTTCCACGGCGATACGAATTGGAACGACCAAAAAGACACGCATAGGAAAATCAGTATTTGCATTCAACTCTCCGACCCAGCGGATTACGAGGGAGGGAATTTCGAATTCGGTCAGTTGGAGCAACCGGATGCAGTTCAGTTGAAGAGACAAGGGACGGCATTGACCTTCATCTCATATCACACTCATGCCGTCAAACCGATTTCGTCCGGCCAGCGATACTCACTCGTTGGGTGGTTCGAAGGTCCCCGATTCTCCTAACCTTCACTCATCCATTTCTTGAATGTTGCTTCATTCTCTAACCGGTATATTCCCAAATTGTAGGTCAGCCGGTCTGTGGAACGCCGACGGGCGTAGCCCGGGGTATTCGACAACAAGTTCCCGATTTGTTGAATAGAAGTGTATGACCAATTCTTCGATGCCATCAGTTCGCCGACTTCTTTGGCAGTTCTCCATTGTCCGTCGCTCATTATCTTAGTAATTCTCATTCGCACCAGATGATTGCGCCGCCCCATGTGGCCACCCCTCCATAAACGGGCTCATTAAGGTTCTGATTCAGACAAACTTAAATAGTATTGATTGTTGGCTTTTATTGATGCAGTTAGTATATTGCTACACGGATGACGATGGGACGACCTTTGCTCGGTTTTACGACGGCGCAAAGGGTGAGAATGTGATGGTTGAGTATAACGATGGGGCCGGAACATGGCTTGAATCGAGAGAAACTGCTGTTTATTGATGTTTAGGACATTGATATACCCAAGCATTCATAAGGGGAAACCCACTCGGTCAGTATAGGAGAGAGCGAGAATGACGATTTACACAGGTGCATTAGGACGAAGAATCGCACGACAGGGCTACGAAGGTCGCAGACTAACTGAGGTCAGCGCGGAGTGGGACTTGACTATCTGGGAGATAGGATTCGTGGACTCAATCTCAGCCACCCTTGGCCGAGGCTACTACCCATCTCAGAAGCAAAACGCAATCTTGAACAGAATCGTCGAGGCGAACGGAAGCACATGGGACCAAATCGTGAACGAGGCCCGAGCAGTTCAGTCCATCGACGAGGCAAACTATCAAATTCACAGAATCAACGCTCGCGGCTACGGAACTACCGCACGCCATGAGGAAGCAATCGCACAGGCAAACGAGGTCTTGGGACGATGAGTTTCAACCCGGAAGGAGAAGCCCCGGTTTGCTGGGAGTGCGATTTACCGCATCCACATCATCATCCATTGTGTTGCATGAGGCCGGAGGAAGCATGAGAGTCAATACTCACCATTCTAATTCGCGCTTGCGACAGGCTCGGTCAGACCGGGCATACGGGAGGGTTTTCGGTGAGTGATGCGTCCTGTGATGAATGCAATACACAATTCGCCAATCTCCCATCAACTGAAATCAATTGCAGACTATGTGGTTCTGAACTGAGGTTGGGCCGATGAGTTTCGACGGGATATTCCCGATTGAGATGTATCAGTTCCTTGCTATTCTGGAATACGCGCACGCGAGGAAGGCAGAACTCAACGGTGACTTTTCTGATGAAGTTCCATCATGGGTCGAAGGTGCGCTTGAAGCCTGTCCAGAAATGAAGGGCGATGATTGGCTATGTTGAGTTGGCGCTGGTTCGTGCCGTGGCCAATCTCAATTATCATGTGGCTATGGAATCGCTCAAATACCGGTAGCAACTACGAATGAAGTATGCCGAGCATCAGACCCCGTTGGCCAGACTACAAATGCCAACAATGCGGGGAGAACATGGTTCGTCGATACCATGATGGCAAATGTGGGAAGTGCTATCTCAAATGGAAAAGAGAACAGCGCCGGAAGGCTGGGAAGGTATGAGAGATTCGACTAAGGTGTTCATTCAGATTCTCTTTCTCTATCTTATTCTCGGAATCGTGGTTGCGCTTGGCGGCCTGTTGAGTGGGTATTAGCCCTTCATATAGGTGCGCGAGAGGGGGAAAGCATGGACAAATGCCCCGACTGTGGTCAAGAGTATGAGGTCAAGATGACCCCTAAGATGACCGAATGGTATCATCGTCAAACTTGTTCAGCGATTGACGAGAAGGAAAGAAAGAAGAGGGCCGAGGCTGACGCGAAAGCATTGGAGGAATGGCTCAATGGGAATGCGCCGGTGGCTCGGTCATAAACTCAGTAATCGTCGGCTCAATCGGCGACTCAGAAGTTTAGGTCATGTTGATGAATGTCCCGGGTGCAACCAACGCGGGCCTTGGCTGGCCGTGTTCATCCATCCTCTTTGCCCACCACACATGAGAGGCGCGGACGGCGATGACTGCGAATTCTGCGAGCAGATGCCAGCGTCAGTGAAGGTTGCTCGCTTGATGATGTTAGGGACGATGGGAATACCACTCCATCCAGACATAATCGAGTATGTGAATCAATGCGTCTTCGACGGCGCGGACCCGGAGGCTATGGCGATAATCAACCACCTTCACGAGCAAATGGTGAACGACATGGGAGAGGGATATGTGGATGAGATTCGGAAGCGTAAAGAACCGAACCCATCACATGATGAAGTCCCGCTCGGGAGGATTGAAGATGGCTGGCGTGAATGGGATATGGATAACTGACCAACAAAACCTCGTCCTTGACTCGCTCGTGCGTTCACACAATGCGGAGCGCTTGCGTGGAGCAGGTGCAGTTCCTCAAGAATGCCCTTGGTGTTATGAGTTTCTTTTCGGTTCGAAGTTGAGGCATCATCTCATGTATGAATGCCAGACGATAGAGCCCGAGGCGAGAGCCGTTCTATTTCGACAAGAAGTATAGCCGGTCCTATCATAAGGGTGGGCCGTGACTCGTGATTAATGCCGGGCGGAAGAAGAAGACAGGTCACGGGTAGCAAATGGTCTGACCGTCTTTGCGTTCAACTCGTCAAGGTCATGGTCGAGGCAGACAACCGGGGAATGACCGGGCATGAACTGAGAGGTCAGTTGGTAGGACGAACGAAACAAATCCCAACTCCGAATCAACTCGGGAACCTTCTATCTAAGGCTCCATACTTCATCAACATGGGAGAGGTAAAGCAACGAACAATCTCGACAACGAACTCATTGGTGGCCTTGTGGAGATACGACTACGAGAGTTGCATGGCGCGTGGATGGCTGAACCATCCGTTAGAGAATCGACACATAGATGACCCGTTCATTCCGGGCGTGACGACCAACAGATACAGACCGAATGGCGTCCTCATTGGGGGTCCAAAGGATTGGATAACCCAAAAGAAAAATGACCGAAATCGTGAATTACCGGAGAAGGATGAGAAGGAATCTAATGAGTGACGAGTTCTCAATGGTTCCTGTGCATGAAGATGAGCAGATAGTAAGATGGGTTGCATTGGGTTTGATTGATGGTCGCAAGGAAAGAGAAATCAAATCAGAAGTCCAGAATATGCGAATCGACTCTCAACTCGACCGCAACGAGTGGAACGCTCTTATTCGACGAGGGCGAGAACAGGCCGCGGAGATGACGAACTTCATCATGTCCAAGGCTGAACTTAGTTCGACAGACTACCTGCGCCTTGATTCATACCAGCGACGCAAGAGAATGATGGCGAGGTTGGAAGGACTCATCAACTCAGCAGTTGAGCAGTCGGACTCAGTATCGAAGATGAACTCAGCATCGTTTATGATTGGTGGTTTATTGAAGGCTCAGAACGATATGGATGCGTTCACAGGAGCAAAAGAAGCGGCTCCACAGGTTCAAATCAATATCGGCTATGACCCAATGGACCAATTCCGAGAAGTCATTCAATCCGAGAGTGAGAAAATTCTCGATGTTGAATATAGCGTCGGTAGTGAAGAAGAATAGAATTCACCGGTGAGTCAGTTGTTGAGTGTGGACTTACTCATATTGAACTCAATAGGTAGTTGTCCATGTGCTACCCGACGCAAGAAAAACTTGAGCAGGCTCGGCAAGTTTTCGGAATCAAAGTGAAACCCTTGTCGGAGTCAGACAAGTTTCATCCCCCCCTACCAGAATCAGATATGGTTTAGGTTAGGTTATTGGGCTCAATAGAAATATCACAACATCAAGAAATCTTGCGAGGTTCATATACTCTCGAACCCATAGAGTCGGACAGGCCAAGGGGCGCGTCAAGTCATGTTGGTGTAATAAGTAAAGTTAGTGAGATAAAGAAACATTGATGTATAGTCCCCAAGAAAACTCGGATTAATTATGGGGACACACGACAACAAAGGTGGCGGCCTGCTGGGGAGAAACCCAAATTGTCCGGATAATTAATTCGGGGTTTGAACCGGAACAGTTCGAAGCCGAACGACAGAAAACAAAGCATCAATGGTTTTCCTTTCTTGGCCCTTGGGCTGGGGAATTGTTTTCGTCTTAATCGCTTTACTGATAGGCAAGGGACAGACCCCACTCCAAATGTTTCAGCACCATTCCAAAATCTATTTTACTTCTGAATAGGGACTCAACCGACACTTGTCTAATATCAATATATCATCATTTTAGAAATAATTAATTCAATTGAAGAGGGTAATGGGACACACACACCTTAGAGGTCGTGAAGTGTGTGTGTGCTATGCACCCCCCGGGCAAGATTAATTCCAAACTGAATTGAACCCAATAGGTTCGATTTTTTTCAGACTTGTCGGGCAAATTCTGGTTTATGTTCTTCCGGAACCTCAATAAACTACGACTCTCACCCATTAATGTGCAGAAGACGCCAGACATGGAGTTCCAACCACTAACGCCCGCTGAAATATCAGCAATCGACCCATTCGTGGGATTGGGGGATAGAGTCAATTATCAGACCCGTCATGTTGTCTCCGCCTTCATCAAGAAGAAAGAATTCTTGGGATTACGCAAGACTCTCTTAGACAAAGCAGGGAATATCGAAACTCTTCACGAAGAACTCAGTGTGGTTCCCGAACCCAACCGTCCACCAGAATGGATAGAGAACATGGGCCATACAACGAGAGAACTGAACAGGGTGCGAATCGAGATTGACGAAGTGATTGAATCAACCAAGGCTGAGGATTCGAAGATAGCCGCAGTTCGACATGAACTCATTCTGATTAACGAGATGCACCCTTCTGCTTGGCACACCACACAGGTTCTTTTGGACACTATTGAGATGGGACTCAACCGACCTTACCATCCATTATGGAAATAAACCCTTCATTGGACTGTCCGGTTCAATGCCCTACAAGGACGCTGATAAACGCCGCGACTACAACCGTCGTTATCAGAAGCGCTACTACAAGGAGAACAAGCAGAAGCGCAAGGCTGAGGTTCGTGAGCGAAGGAAGTCTCTCCGGCGCTGGTATGCTGACCATCGGCGTGGGCTATCTTGCCAGCGATGTGGGTTGGCTGGGGACAATTGCCCTTGGCTGTTAGAGTTCCACCATCGACCCGAGGAAGAAAAACTTGCCTCGGTCAGTTTTCTGGTGAACAACGGATATTCGATTTCTCGTGTTGAAGAAGAGATGGAGAAGTGCGATGTGCTTTGCGCGAATTGCCATCGGCGAGAACACTACGAAGAATCAATCGAGCAAGGGTCAAGATTCGCCGCTGTCGGTGGAAGGCAGACTATTGACCTCAATAGTTCAGATGTGTCGATGGCTCACAATATCCGCCGTCGCCGAAAGAAGCACGAGAAAGAAAGACGCAAAGTTCGAGAGAGGGCGCTTCGGGATTTGCCAGAAGGACAATCGTTGCCCGGTCCGAACATTGATGAAGAGGAATAATTAATACCAGACCGCGAGGTCAGCCCCTACATGGTCAAGATACTGTGGGGCTCAGAACAACCAATCAGACCGACGGGATATGGCGTCGTCACGAGGAATCTCGTCAAGCGACTCGTCGAGCGAGGCCACGAGGTTTTCGTCATGGGCTGGGACTACAATGGCGAACCGATGAAGCACGAAGAGGGTTGGACGATGGTTCACGCAGGCGTGTCGGGGTTCGGTGGCGAGACAATCGCTGGGCCTAACTCTCCGACCATCCTCGACAAACACATTCACGAACTAAAGCCAGATGTGTATATGACTCTCAACGACCCGTGGTATCTTGGGAACGCAGTTATCTCGACTAATCGCGCTGGCATTCCCTACATCGGCTACATTCCTGTTGATGGCTACCCGTTGGCGAGCGAATGGCGTGATATTCTCAAGATGATGCACACTCCACTGTGGATGAGCAAGTTTGGACAGGCGACATGGGAAGACTTCGTGCGCACGCATGGAAGCAAAGGCGACTGTGCCAAGGAACTCAAAGACGACCTACTCGATAGGTTCGATGCGCAGAAGACAGACATACTCTATCATGGCGTGGACCTCGATGTGTTCAAACCGGTCGATGCCGAGAGGAAGAAGGAACTCAAGGCAGAATTGGGGCTCAAGTGCGATTTCGCATTCCTAAGCGTGGCCCGGAATACAAATCGGAAGCAAATACCCCGGCTTCTTGAGGCATTTCGGAACTTCCTTGACCGTAAGCCCGAGGCAAGCGTGAAATTGGTTCTGCACTGTGGGGACCCGACGAATGAGTTCGGGATGGGCGGCTGGAATCTGCCGAACCTTCTCTCACGCTACCAACTGACCGACCATGTTGTGTTCAGCGACAACTCATCGAATCCTTTGCTCGGAATTTCGACCGAGGACATGGCGAGGTTGTATCAAGCGTGCGACGCTCATGTGATGGCGACCGGCGGTGAAGGCTTCGGAATACCAAGCGCGGAGGCGATGGCGTGTGGACTTCCAATCATTCTCCCGATGAACTCGACCGGTCCAGAACTCGTCGGCGTGAACCAGCGCGGTTGGTTGGTGGAATGTTCGACGACCATCATGGGTCCTCAGTGGGCTGTGAATATGGGGCTGGTCGATGTTGGCCGTCTTCGTGCGGCGATGGAGGAATGCTATGACGACGATTCGCTACGCTCCGCCCGAGGCTCCGCAGGGAGGAAGTTCGCCGAAGAGAACTTCGATTGGGATAAATTGACGGACCAATTGGAAAAGATATTCACGAAAGCGATTATGACCCCACACCCGCTCGGTGGTAAAGCGAAGGGGGGAAGATAATGGGCGTGAAGAAAACCTGCGGCGACCACGGACACACCTGCAAGATTCACGGACGCCGTTGCATCATCGCCACTGAATACGATGACGGGCGACAGATTTCCCTTGAAGCGGCCAATCAAGTTCCAGAAGTTTCCAAGTATCTCACACACGACGAGAACTCCGTCCACTTCTGCGACATTTGCTCAAGGGAGCGGAGAGAGGCGAAGCATCCCGGCTATTATCGCCAAGACCCGCTCACTCAGCAGATTCTCCCCGCCGATGTAATCACCAAGCGGCTCAAGCAAGAGGCCGCATCGAAAGCCAAGCGGGAAAAGAAGAAGAAGAAAGCGTTCGGCCGTCGGGGCCGGAAGAAATAACATTCGGGAAGAAAGTCGTGGCACGGTATCAAGTGATGCGCCGCAATTTTCTGTTCACACCCCGACAAACGCCGTTGCTCTCGATAAGAGCCGGGACAGTTAGCCTTATGCCGTCCTACAGCGTTAGCGAGTTTTCCCAACGGACTGTTTGTTGTTCGTAGCCTACCCAACTATCATATTCATTACTGAATCAAGAAGGCATCCCTCATTACGGGGATTGACTGCCACCCTTCGATGTAGCCTCGCATTCTTCCCGGGGACTATCCCTGTCCGGGCGATGCTCCTATTCTTACCAGCCTTCGAGATGTATGCCCAGCAAGCCAGACTGCTCCTATTCGGTAATCCTTCGAGATTTATTCGCCCGGGGATTCGTCCCCATGAGAAGTCTCCTTCCCACATTTAATGGGAGAGGTATTCTATTAATAAAGGTTTCTATTGATACATCAAGACATTGATATAACGAAACCTTCATATAGGGACACCCCCTCGTCTGTTCATGGCAAGACAGATGATGATTACACAAGCAAACAGAAACGCACTACCCGCGCTATACGCACAGGACGGGTCCGGAATGAACGCTACCGCGTATGTCCACTACTTCTCAGCAAACATGGACTTCTATGCAACCGAGTTCGACGGAGAGAACACTTTCTTCGGCTACATCGTGAACCACACTCACGGAAGCGATGGTGAGTTCGGCTACTTCCACCTATCCACTCTTGAGGAATGCGCTTCTCACAGGGTTTTCGGAGGAATCGAGCGCGATATGCACTTCACACCTCAGACAATCGGAAATGTTAGGAACTGAAACAGTCAATAACCCGGAAGGGCGCTTGACGGTTCAATGACCGCAGGTAAGAGTCTCGCCGCTGGCAATAATTACATCAGCGTCGGCCCCGTTGTGATGTATGGCTTGACCGGAAATACGAGCAACAACGCCGCAACAGTAGCGCTCCACGATTGCGCCGCTGTCGCAGACATAGCCGCAGGGAACAAACTTCACACCTACACTCTCAGAACCGGTTCAGTCGATTACAACTTCAACGGATTGATGTTCCTCAAGGGACTTTGTGTCGTGGTCACACTCAACTCCGCAACCGCCGACCTTCTCCTTGAGTTCAACTGAACATTGATAGGGGGGTTGCGCTTGGGAATCTCCATGTGGAGTCTCACAGTAGTCGAAACCGACATGGGCTGGACAATTGCAACTGACGAACTTGCGGAGAAGCCGTGGTCAATCAAAGTGATTTCACAACCTCAACATTTGATAGATATGTTTCAGCACCTTGGCTTCCAGACAGAATGCCATCCTATCGAAGTTATGAACCTCAATAGGCAGGTCAGCCCCCAGATGTGGGAAATTGATTACGATTCTGAGTCTCCAAACGCAATTCGAATGATTCTTGAGAGATAGAATCATTGAGAGGGCCGCGTCGTTCATATAGGTGGGCGTTGAGCCGTTGATATGACGAATGAAACAACCATCCGGCCGATGAAATGGATGCGGTTCAAGACACACGCATTCCAGCACTTCATCATACAGGCAGGCAAAGAAGGAATGCCTCGCGCAAAGGTCGAGTCTGATTGGGTTCCACTATTCCCACCCTCTCAGCGAGACAGGCTGACGAACTCAGAATGGGCTCTCGTCAAGAAATGGCTTGCGTCGTTGGGCTATACATACAACCGACGCTTCTTTTGGATTCATCCTCACTTTCACAACAAGGAAATTCCACTAATCCCACTACAGTTGCTCGATAATCCGAATGATTACGCACATAACATGAGAGCCGTGATAGACAATGCACCTTCAATCGAAGAAGTCATGGCCGAGATTAAGGCAGACGAGATTCAGATACCAGAACACACGAGAGCCGATGGTTCAGTCACAGTGAAGGCTCACACGCGCACCGCCGAACCGAAGAGAAAGAAGAAGCGTGGTCGGCCCAAGGGTTCCAAGACAAAGAAGAAGACTTTCACCAATCCCGATGACGGGAGTGGACGAGTCAAGACGGTTCGAATTAGGGTTCCTCGTGGCGTAAAGGTGATGGTGGAATATGAGTAAGAAATTCACAATCGTTTTTCAATACGATGTGGGCGGCGAAAAATGCGACCCTCCACCCCATATTGTTGAGCGGATATTAGCGGCGTCGAAATCGCTTCACGAAATAGGATTCGGAATGAATGTCGTCTATGGCTACACCAAAGATGCCACTTTCAAATTGATGGACAAGGAGATGCGTGAGAATGAGCGAAACAACCGATGAGGACTATGAGAAGTTCCTTGAGAATACCAGCAGACCTCAGACGACTGCCGTGGACCTCGGTTCGCGTTATCTCAGACAAGGGAGAATGCACTTAGTTCCGTTAGAGTCGATTAAGGCTTGGCGATATGTCGAATCTCTTTTCACCATGAATCCGGGTATGGAGATAGCGATTAAAAGGGTGGGGAACTTCCTTGAGATAAGGAGGATTGAGGATGGAATTCCGGAACCCGCTTCGGACTGAACACCTAATTCGCGTTCGCAACATCTATCGAAAACTTCGTCACGACGAACCAAATCGGTTCGGTGGACTTCCGATGGGGACTTCGTGGATGCGTATGCGTTATCTTCGTGCAGATACGATTCGAACCCTTGCTACGGCAACGATGGGCGACATTCCGACTCTCTCAATTCATCCGAGAGCGTTCGAGTGGAACCAGCCGATTTTGCTCAAGGGTTTGATTCGTCACGAATTAATTCACTTCGTCCTCGGACCAGAAGCAGGTCACGGCGACCTATTCCGCTCAATAGAACAAGGGTGGGAAGACTTCGAAGATTATGTTCACCAACGAAAGAAATTCGTCCGCGCTTTGGAAGTTGGAGCCAGAATAGATGGCAGACTACATCGCTACGAATGTCCGAACTGCGACAAAGTGATTCTCAAAGGGAAGCCGCTCAAGCCAGAATCGGCGTGCGATGACTGTTGCGGAAAGTTTAATAATGGAGTTTGGTCAGAATCATTTGTATTGAGAAAGGTTAAGAAGGTGGGGAACTACGATGAAGATACAGGCACAGGTAATACAGATGGCACAGAAGATGAGTAAAAATGAGATAAAGCAGGCAACCCGTCAGAAGATTAGAGATTTCTTCAACTCGAACGGTTGCACGATAGACGAAAAGAAAGCAGGTTCGGTGGATTACGAGGCAATCGGAATCTCCGGCTCTAACCAAAGAATCGGGGCGATTTACGGTTCCCGTGGTGGCGCTTGCGCTATTTGGGTCAAAGAAGAAGTGTGGGAGTCGCTACAGGCGGACTCGCGCTACATTCACCTATTCTCCAAGGAATCCGGCCGAAAGGTGACTGATGTGAAGATGTTCGCTCGTGGGTTCCAATGGGCAATCCACTTTTCTGGACTTGACGACGACGCTATCATCCCCGTATGCGAGGCCGCATTGAATGTCGGTTCCGGACGCTGGGAGAGAACTCAGAAGAGAAGGGCAACAGAACTTCGCAGGGCAACCGAGAGAGTTGAGCGCGAAGCCAAGATGGCTGAGAAGCGCCGTGACCCGTGGTCTTGAGTTTCAAACTCTCAATGTTTCGGAACTCTCAACCAAAAGGTCTATAAGGGTGGGCTGACTCCCTTAGATTAATGAGCGAAAACATTGAGAGTCATGTGAACAACCTACGGGGAATCATTGGAAACTTGCCGGTCAAGAGCCAATCATTCGCAACTTCCCTATGCACCAACTTCGACAGGAAGGGAACCTTGAGCCCGAAGCAGTTGTATTGGGTCGAGAAACTATACAACGAGAATAAGGGCGGTTCACCTAAGCAGGTTCGCATGAAGAACGAGCCAGCAGAACTCAAGATTCTGAGAGAACACAAAGACCTTCTTCCAAAGAAGAATCAGAAGTTCGCTCAAGACTTGATTAACCAATGGGACGCGCGAGGATTCGTTTCACGAAAGCAACAGTTCTGGCTTGAGACATTGGCTGAGAAGGCCGCAGAACGCGCCGCTTCACAACCGGTCGAGGTCGGTCTGGAAGGCTACGGTGCAGTCACCGAACTTATCGCACGCTCCGGAGACTCCGGAGAGAAGGAGTTGAAGGAACCATCCGTCACTCTTTGGGTCGATGCACCCGATGGCCACACTCACGAACTGAGAATCCGCCAGCCCGGCAACCGCAAGAAGGACCAACTATTCCGCGCCAAGGAGGAACTTGTCGTTGAAGAAGTCCAAAGGACAGTTCGCGCAATCAGAAGCCAGACCTTCCACGGGCTCATCAACAAGATAGACAACTCATACTACCACGCGAAGAACACTCCGCATTGGATAGTGGAGGCTCTTGAGAATTTCAAAATCGACCCAATAACCTCACTCACTGAGATGGGGAAGTTGGCTGGACGATGCTCCTTTTGCCAGCGTGCGCTTGACGATGAGCGCTCGACCGCTATGGGATATGGTCCGGTATGCGCAAAAAGGTTCTCGCTTCCTTGGTCACTCAAGACCGCACGCCCAATCATTCAGAAGGTTCACGCCGTAGTCAATCTAAAGGCTCTTGAAATTAGACCCGGACTTTGGGCAGTCATCGACCTCGACACCAACACGATAGTCCAAACATTCGACACAATGAGCGACGCCAGCGCCGCCTGCGACGAATGGTCTAAAGTGGAACATCAGCCCGAGACTAACTGATGGCAGACCCGCTGACGATAGAGCAGGCCCGAGAAATCGCCCTTTATCCCGACCGGTGGTCGCAGTATTTCCGCACCATTAACGGTCAGCCGTTCTCGCTTGCGCTTCGTCCATATTTGATTGAGATATACCGTCACTTCAAACCAACCGAGAAGAATTCGAAAGCGAAAATTATCGTTCTGAAATGCAGTCGTAAAGTCGAGAAGACTGAGACAATTTGCAACCTTCTGATGTATGGGTTGCTCAACATTCCCTACTTCAATGCCGTCTATACGGCCCCGCGACAACCACAGGTCACTCGCTTCGTTGAAGAGAGATTCAATGGCGCTCTCATGTCCAGCGTGAACAATGGTTGTCTGATGAACGCGAAGGTGAAGAGTTCAGTCAGCCATCAGACATTCAATGTCGGGGCTCGCTCACTGAACCACTTCTATGCCTACTCAAATTGGGGCGACGCTCACGCCTTGCTGGGAGTCGAAGCCGACTTGTGTTGCATTGACGAATACCAAGATAGCGGGGGAGACATTCTTCCGATGTTGCTTGAGATGTTGGCCTTGAGCGAATACAAATGGGTCGTTGTCTCCGGAACTGCTCGTGAGCAGGGCTCGGAATTCTGGAAGTTATGGGAGAAGACCACGAAGGGAGAATGGGATGGCGAGAAGTGGGTCCACGGTGATTCGGACTTAATCGGTTATCACATTGAACAGAAGATGCACCCGGAGATTACAGACGAGGACATTGAACAGAAGCGCGAAACATACACTCCGCGCAGATTTTCAAACGAAGTTCTTGGAGAATTTTTCGCAGGTTCGACAAAACCTCTCACATTTGCAGAAGCGCTGGCGACTATTGACGCCAATAGGTCAGCAACTTTGTCTCTCACAGCGCCGAAAACTTGTGTGATGGGAATTGATTGGGGGCGAGAAACTACGGTCGTCATCATGGACCCGAAAACCGGGGACATTCTGAACGCCATGAAATTAGACTCCCGGGCAGAAGATGAAGTCGAGGAAGTCAAGAAGTTGATACTGAAATACAACGCCGTTCAGATAGTGTGCGACATTGGCTACGGAGCGCGACAAGTTCGAGAACTACAAGAGGAATTCGGGGAGCGCGTGAAATCGTGCTACTATTCATCTCGGCCACTCACTCCATACGAATACAAACGACGAGACAACAATCGCAATCTCATTTACATGGTCGTCGTGGACCGAACCTCGTATGTCGAGGAAGCGATTGAGGCAATCAAGAATCAAGAGCATTCGCTCCCTTGGGCTGACCAATCCCTTGAGTGGGTCTTGAATGAATGGACCTCACTCAACTCATCAGCCGAGATGGATGAGTCGTCGAATAAACCCATTCGGGGTCAGCGTTTGACGAAGTATGGGCGAGATGATGACGACCACGCATTTCACGCTCTCGTGTATGCGCGTATAGCGGCGGATTTTGCCGACGAAGGTGAAGGCTTCGAAATCAGAACTTTCGGCGGTTAGCAAATAAACCCCCGTTCACAGCGGTTCAAACATGGCGAAGTCGTCGTTCACGGACTATCTAATGTCCTTTGTTGCTGTCCCTCTTACTATTGCATGGCTCACTTTCGCGTGCTATGTGATATACAAAGGACTCAACGACACGACGGGCTTGATTCAAGAAAACCTCGATTTCTATGTGGCGCTAATCGCCATCATCGGGGGACCCGCGCTACTATTCATCAACTCCATTTTAGAAATGTGGAAGTCAGAACAGACTACACAACAACAGGTATTGCCAATGCGCCTTGAGTTAGAGATAGAACAAGCACGGGCAGAAAACGCTTCACGCATATTGAAGGCTGAGTCGGACCAAAGACACCGCCAGATGATTGAAGAAAGAGAGCAGGCTCACAAACATGGGTCAAAGGTGAAGACACCCAAAGCGTGATAAACAGAAACAATGAGGAATAGACATGGAAATATACGGAGTTCAATTGGAACTATGGGTCGCTTTACTCGGTGCTGTCTTGGCACTGACGGTTTGGGGATTGAAACAATACAAGAAAGTTATGGCAGATGGTAAGGTCAGTATCGACGAAGTAATCGACACTCTAACGGGTGCGGAATCGCTTGTTGATGATGTGGCCGAGAAGGCGGAAACAGTTCACGCGGCTATGAAGAAAGCCGAACTCGTTGCTCTATGCAAGGAGGCTGGACTTCCTACATCGGGAACAAAGGCAGAACTTGTCGCACGACTCGCTGAGGCTGAGGCTGAGGCGGGTGACTCCGAGTGACCTCGGATTTAGAAGCCGAAGTTGCGGCACTCAAGATTGAGATTAACACGCTGGCGACTAATCATATCGCCCATGTCCAAGAAGACATTAACGAAATCAAACTTGATATTGCCATAATGAACGAACGAGTAAAGGCGCTGGAAGTATTCAATTCCGACATTAAGGATTTTCTCAAGATGCACACATCGAAGTTCACCGGGTATATGCTGGCTATTGTAATGGCTGGACTCGGTATCTCAACGCAGATGTGATTAGGAAGGGTGAAGAACCAACCCGTATCTCAATGAATCAATGGCGGAGCGTTCGCGTGGATTCTGGGACCGGTTCAGTCGAAGAAGGGCTGACCCAGCAGATGTTCAGAAACTCAATCAAGTTTTGAATGCGAACTCATTAGATTGGGACGGAAAGGACCTCGCTTCTCTTTCTAAAATTCAAGCATCGACAAATCGAGTTTCGTCACGAGGCGGCGCAATCACGCCTGTTGATTACAGCCTATTGAGAACAATAGCCAACAAATCTGAGGTCGTAAATGCGATTCTTCGCAGGGCTGTCGATGATACACTTTCGAACGGTTATCGGTTCAAACTTGCAGAAGGCAAGGAAACCGGGGACCCATCTCAGTTAGAAAAGGCTCGACAATTTTTCAAGAGGCCAAACCCGGACGACATGGGCGACGAATGGTTGGAGACTATGCTCTTCGACCTCATCTTATTCGGCGACGCTTACTTGGAACTTGATGGAAGCGAGGACAGTGCCGGAGGAATCAGCGATGAAGATTGGAACTTCGGAGGCAAACTTGTCGGGATTTGGCCCATCGAAGCAGACACGATGAAGATACTTCCGAACCGCCAACTACCCGAAGCGCCAGAAATGGCGTATATCCAATCCATCAACAAGAAGACTCGGCGGTTCTCCCGCGACAAAGTTCTCCATATTGCGAAGTTCAAACAGGGAAGAGGCTACGGCTCATCTCCGCTCATTCCTCTCCTTGAGGTAATCACAGGGCAACTGAACCTATCCAACTATCTCAACGCGCTTTACACAGGCACGCTTCCGAAGACCATTCTGAATGTTGGAGATATTTCCAATGCTGAGATGAAGGCTATGCTTGGACTCATCGAGCAACAACTCGCTGGCGGTCAATCGCCATTCGGCTTGATTGCGATTAACGGTGGTTCCGGATTCAATATGCACAGGCTCATTGACTCAACGAGAGAAGGGGCGCAATTGGATTTGCTCTATTACTACCGTGAAGAAATATGCGCGGTGTTCGGTATTCCCCCGATGAAACTTGGATGGGTCCAGACAGGAAAACTTGCCAACCCGGAACAACAGTTAGACTCGTGGTATGATGTGGTCGAATCCTATCATCACAGGGTATCGACAGTAATCAACAACAACATTCTTCCTTTGCTGGATATATCAGATTGGGAATTCGAATTCATCAGCATACGACCCAAGCAAGATGCCGCCCGCGCTGAAACTTTCAACAATAACTCCAATGCGATTTCGACTCTTCGCCAAGAGGCGACAATTAGCATCAACGAGGCTCGTTCGATTCTCGGACTTGAGCGAATAGAATCTGACGAAGCAGATGACCCATTCTTCATCTCACCCGCACTCCAAATCAACCAACCCGACGCTTTCGATGACGAACCATCAGTCGATGATGAACCCGAGGAAGATGCCGACGAAAACTTGGAACCAGAAGAACCAGAATTGGGATTGCTCAACCTATTCCCGTCAATAGGCATACCACAAGACGCAGGGCAAGGCGCGGGAGAATCGCCGTGGTTCGAAGAAGTGGAAGTGGAACTTTCAGATGAGGACCGACTCATCGTGATGAATAAGCGCACGACTGACGCTGACGAATTTCTGGAAATAGAAGACACTCGTTCAGACCAAATGATAGAGATGTTCGCCGAATCCCAACAAGCGTTTTCTGACGAATTGATGAAAGCGCTCGATGGACGGTTCCGCAACAACGAGGTCATCGCGTCAAAAGACCTCAACGCAGGCGATTTGTCGTGGGCTGTGGATATGCTGGATTCAAACTTGGAGACTCTAATGGATGCGAACTTGGCTATCGCTGGGGTCGAGACTATGGGTGCATATCAGCAAACCCTTGGTGTGATGAACGCTGGCACAGCAACAACGATAGCATTCGGAGCCACTGACGCCGCTGTCCTATCGTTCTGGCAACGCCGATGGGTCCTACCCGCACTACGCAACACACTCAATGGGTTCCGTGAAAGAATCATTGGCGTCTTCTCCACTATGGCTACAACCGGTCGCTCATGGAAGTGGGCATCAGCAGAAATGCGCAGGCTCATTGACCCGTCGGGCGACAAATATCCAAAGGGCTACTACGACCGAATCGCACGAACTGAGATTCGACGGTGCGTCGAGACAGCACACATCTCCGGGTTATCGAAGACCGGGATAAAATACACTCAGCGCCTTGTCGAAGTTGATACTCAGACAGACAAGGACCTTTGCCTCCCATTCGGAGATGCGAAGTATCGAATCAAAGATGCGGCGGGAGTTCTCCCGGCTCACCCCAATTGCCGTTGCACGATGGTCGGCTTCATACCCGAAGCGGACTTCGATGTAATTCAGAATCCAATCAAGCCAGACATTCCTCAACCAACGAAGATGGTCACGAAGAAAACACCGACACGAGCCCAACTTACACCGGGTAAAGGTGTGAGGGACGCCTGCCGAACAGGACTCAAACTTCACGAAGAAGGATTGAGCGGGTCCGGTTTGGAAGGTGCGACTGTGCGAGAAGCAAATGCAATTGTTCGCGGAACTCCAATCACAATCGCCAAGGCAAAGAAGATGATTCGATGGTGGGGAAGGAACGCGAGGTTCCTCGATGAAGAGAAAGATAGCCCAGCATGGGTCGCCGCACTTCTATGGGGAGGACGACCCGGACTATCGTGGTCTAAGGCCCTACGCAGAACATTCGAAGCCGAGGAAGACTGATGGCCGCACCTGTCGCTGGTTTGCTGAAACTGTTCGTCAGAAGTGGCGGGAAGAACCCCGGGACAATGGCCAAGGCTCTCAATAAGAAGGGAGTGAAGATTAAGAAAAAAATGAGAAAGCCGCTTCTCATCATCGCTGTTCAGATTCTCCAAAAGGCATCAGCCAACTGCCCGGTTCAGACGGGCGCACTACGCGCAAGCGGCAGAATTCAAGTCGCTGGTAGCATCACTATGGATAGGGGAGTCAATTCCTATGCCATTGTGTTCGGAGGCGGCGGGACCGGAGTCGATTATGCGAGAGCAGTCGAATACACATCGAAGGCATATCTCCGTCCAGCCGTTGCGTCGGTCAAGAACTCCCCGGGAACAAAGGGTGCGTTCATTAAGGTGATGAACGACACATGGAAAGGATGAGGCGCAAGAAGATAGCGTGCAAACTTTGTTCTCGCAAGTTTCTTCCACCGAAGGGATTTGCGTTAGTGACCTGTAATGATTGCAGGGAGAAGATGTTGGACGAGGCGCGAAAAGCGAATAAACTGCGGCGCAGAAGAAAGAAGTAATGCCAAGGAACTTTCGTCGTTGTAATGTGAATCGTTTCTCGATGACGGTTCCGAACATAGCCGCTATCAACACAGGCGTCACTGTCTCCCCAATTGACTACATGAACAACTATCATGCCTATCTCAAAGGAGACACGCTGAACTCTCGGACAGCGATTGGTTCTGGTAAGGAAATGAATGCAGTCGCCGCTGGCTTGATGGGTCCTATGCCCGGGTGGGGAATGAACACGACCGGATATACTGACTCGCGTATAGGCGTAGCATTCGAGCGACCCGAACGAAGCCCAACTCTCACGGTGGCCGGAACCGAACTCGCACTCCCTTCAAACTTGAACTTCTCAGTTGTTGGAGGAAGCGGAACTTTGCAGTTTGTTGTGAATGCAAAAGCGACTCGCCTATTGAGGCCAATATACACGAAACTTGTCTGAGCCAGCAAGGGATTTCTAAAATCAGTATCGTTCATTGATAGGAAAGGACATTGATAGACCGAAACCTTTATATGTGGAATCTGACTCGCTTAGAATAGAGAGAACTGAGTTCCCTCCGCCCGAAAAACGGCTCGCCTCAAGAAGACCAGCAGTCCCCATAAGAACCACGCCACCCGGCGACCTTGAGAGCGAATTGCGGGCTCGTGAAAAAGAACCGGGTATGGAGTTGTTCAGTCAATCCATCAGACCCCTACGAGGGAGTCGCCACGGGACATTGATTGGAGAGTCCACCCGGAACTTTTGCACCCTTGGAAGAAGGATGCCTCGTGTGAAGAGTCGAAAACCGCTTTGCGGGAGAAGGATGCACAGATGAGGAAGAGTGGAAAGCCAAGGAATACTCAGTTCCGATTAACTCAATAACCAGCGCCAGCAAGGTTCCCACTCATGGAGATAGTGAACGCTATTGCGATTAAGGACCAAGACAAGTTCGACAGTCTTGATTTGCCAAACCAAGAAGTTCAGATTGAATACAGAATCACAACACCATTCATCGTGAAGAATGACGAGAAGGGACCGGACGACGATGTAATCATTCGCGGTCCTGTCTATGTGGGCGACGAGGATATGCTCGACCGCCACGGAGAACTTGTCGATTACGAAGCCATGATGGCGGCTTGGGAAAAATACTCAAAGAATCCGGTCATCCTATACAACCATTCGAAAACATACGGCGTCATCGGGAAGATGACCGGCGTAGCGATGGACGACTTCGGTGACTTCGGAACAGTTCCGGTCGGGACTGCTGAGATAGACGCAGGCGAGAAAGACATTACCAGAAAGATTCGAAAGGGTATGCTCAAGGCTTTTTCTATCGGCTTCATCGCCAAGGCCGCAGTCAAGGTTTGTGAAGACAAGGATGAGGAATGCTACATTCGATTCACCGAGATAGATTGGGTCGAGACTTCGGTCGTCGATGTTCCAGCATCTCCGGGTGCGCTCTTCAATGTCGAGAAAACCGTCACACTCGCGGGCGCGATACAACAGGAAACCAAAACCGCTTGTTGCGACAGTTGTTCTGATGAGAAGGAAAAATCGGTTTGCGATTGCCCAGACGGAGAATGCCAAGACCCAGACAATTGCACTATTGAACTCAATAGTTCAGACTTGACCGTCGGAGGAATTCCAGAAAAACTTGTGGAGAAGGAAGAAGTTGGTGTGGACATTTTCACAACGGCCGAAGAAGCCGAAGCCCGAGCAGTCGAGTTGGGTTGCGAAGGTTATCACAGTATAGAGAATGCAGATGGAGAAACGCTGTTCATGCCATGCACGAGCATGGAAGACTACGAATCAAGCACGGGCGACGACCCGACGCAAGAAGAGTCAGAAACCAATTCGGTTAAGAACCCCCTAATTGAGTTGGATGGATTGTCGGAGGCAAAGAACATGGCAGACGAAACACTTACTGAAACAATCGAAGAGACTGTTGAGGAACCAATCGCTACAGAAATGGCAGTTGAGGTTCCGGAGACAAAGAGCCCCAGCGCAGGCACTACACAAGACATGGAGAAGTTGGCTGAGTTGGAGTCCGCAGGCGAAGTAGCCGAGGAAGCCCCAGCAGAAGTTGTTGAGGAAGAGGTAAAGCCAGCAAAGGGCAAGAAGGGCAAGAAGTCCGTCGAGCCAGAAGACGATGCAGAAGAAGCAGTCGAAGAGACTGAGGAAAAAGCAGTCGAAGAAGAGGCAGTCGAAGAGAAGTCCACACCATCCGGAGTGGACATACTCATGGAAGTAGTCTCAGTCCTAAAGGACCTCGACAGCAGGGTTGCGAACTTTGAGTCCGCAATCGCAGAAAACGATTCACTACGAAGCGAGATAGAGGAACTATCCGCTACTATCACTGAGAGGGACGAGGAAATCGCATCTCTTACTGAGAAGGCAGTTGAGGCTGAGGCCGAGGCTGAGATGGAAGCAGAAGTCAGCAAGAGAGTTGCTGAGAGACTTGCTTCCGTAGGCGTGGAGGCAGAAGACCTACCCGCACCTTCCAGAAAGTCCGAGACTTCGGACGCTAACCCCCTGCCAACCGAGAGGAAAGGCACTACACGATTCGACCCGCAACCACACATCAGCCCCGGAATGAACGGGCTGGCAAAGTGGTTAGAGGCTAATATCGCTTCGAAGGGTGGAAACTGAAAAAAAGGTGAAATAAAATGACTGATGAAACAATTGAGTTTAATGATGTAGTCGAGAGAGTGAAAGCGGCACTCGCAGGTGCGGCTTCTTCCACCGGCGCAACAATGCTCCCAACCGAAACCGCTGACGAAATAATTGAAATTGTGTATGAGAGGAACTTCATGCGCTCGCTATTCCCTGCCATGCCAATGAGCAGAAGGATAGTGAAGGTCCCAAAACTAACAGGGTCCATTTCTTTCCACCAGCAGACCCTTGCTATGACCGAGGCTGGAACCGCATCTGACGAGTCCAGACAGGCTACCAGCGAGATGACGCTTGAGTTGAAGACAATGATTGCGAATGTCCCAATCGGAAACTACCTAATCGCTTATGGCGTTGAGGGACTTCTGACTGTGCTTCGTGACGATATTGCTTCCAGACTCGCCTACAACGAGGAATCGCTTTTCCTTAATGGCGACACTGAAACAGGTGGCACATACGCTAACAACATCAACGGTGCATACCACGCATCAACGAATGTGACCGGCGTGGACGCGAACGACAACGACTACCTACTACTGTTCGACGGACTAAGGAAGTCCGCTTCAACAGCAGTCTCGGTGTCTGGTGCTTTCGCTCTATCCCACCTAAGAGAAGCAATCAACAAACTCGGTGTCCACGCGGACAACCGTGCTGACCTTGCTCTTATCGTTCCAAGAAACCTTGAGGTTCAACTACTCGGTATGACTGAGTTGCAAACTGTGGACAAGTATGGTGCTGGCGCAACAATCCTTAACGGAGAGTTGGGACGCATTTACGGAATCCGTGTCTTCGCAACCGGCGCTATCGCTACCAACCTAAATTGGACAGGCGACTACGAAACAGGCACAGGAACCGTCCAGAACAAGACGGTCGCTATGCTCTTGAATGTCCGCTCTCCGCTAATCGGAAACCCAACTGTTGCTGACCGAAGATTCAGCATAGGGTTCCACGATGAGCCTCAGAAGGACAGGTTCCTATTAGTTCCAAAGCAAGATGTTGCCTTCGGAGTTCGCTACGCTGACGCGGTATGCAAACTACACGGCATCAACACGATTTGAGACTGTTGAAACGCCTTGACGGGTAATCCCGACTGCTCTTAGCGGAGCGGTTCGGTGATAAACCGGTAAGGAGTGAGTGAACACTATGCCTTCCAGCGGCTACTCAATGGGACCCCTAATCATAGGGGATGAAGCAGGCACGGCGATAGATTATTGCACGCTTGCTGATGTTGAATTGTATGCTGGGGTGAACTTCTCCGACGGTATAGGACCCACTGATTCTCAGATAGCCACGATGATTTCGAACTACAGTCGAATGATTGACGCCTATCTCGGAGTTCAGCAGGCTTCGACTGTATCAGTCGAGGAATGGTTCGATACGAAATACTTCGGAGAACACATAGTTCTCGGCCTTCGACCGGTTCAATCCATAACCAGCATTCTTGAGGTCAAGGGAGATGGGACTACAATCACACTCGTTCAAGGGAGAAACCGGAATGACGAAGATTATTGGCTCCAAAACTCCGACGCTGGCATCGTTCGATTCGGTGCTGAGTGGGGAGAGACACTGAACAACCGACTCAAAGTCACTTATGTCGCTGGCAACACTACAGTTCCGGCGATGGTAAAGCAGGCAGTCATTCTGATGTGCGTCCGTGCGGCAAGCCGGTCAGCGCTCAACGACGAAAATTGTCTCGACCGAATCGCCGCCATGTGGGAGCGTCTGGAAATCGGTGCGCAAAAAGAACTTGATTGGGTAATGTCTGAATTGAAGCCGCAGAAACTTGTCGGCGTCGCAACATTTGGATTGAAGGGCGCGTATTGAGGTCAATAGGATGGCCATAACTGATTCTGGGGTTCCAACAAATTCTCCACATCATGTAATCAAGCAATTGATTCAGAATAATTTGGTCGCGCCACCCGCTTCGGGATGGACGCCTGTCGTGAACAACGATTGGTTCGAATACAAAAAAGCGAAGACATACCAAATCGCAATCGCTCCACTTTATTCTGAGACAGAAGCGATAGTCCTCACCGGTGGACTGAGTTCCGCTCGTCCATCTATCTCAACAGCCTACTATCACATCGCCTTGATGCACGAAGACCGTGAATCGGCTCATGCTCTATTTCGGAATCTTATGGCTTTGCTTAATAAAGAAAACCTCACATCTCCGCAGAATAATGGTCAATATACCGGGGTAGGAGGGTCAGATTACCATTTCTTGAGAGTAGTCAAGTCGAATGAAGGCCAAATGATTGTTTTAGAGGCTCCCGACTGTGGACCCGGTGGCGATAGCGGCGATAAATGCGTAGGGTATCAGTATTCAGTGTCGGTTATGATTCGCTGGAATGAATGATGACCAAGACGGTTAAAAGCCGCAAGCGCAACCGAATACTCAATGGCTCTCGCAGATTTGAAGAAGCATGAACTCGTTGCCGTGTGCATGGAGTGGGGTTTAGACGCCACCGGGACTAAGGCTGAGATGGTTGCACTCATCGAAGCAGATGACCGAGAAATCGCCAGCGATTACAAACCAGCCGAGGTTCATGTGGATTTGGAACTTACCAAGGAAGTTATTCCCGACCCAGACATGAGCGGATTCGACATGGAGATGGAGGGAGATGATGCGTTCATCAATGCACTTTACCTTCATGTTCTCAAGAGGGAACCAGCGATGGGTGAACTGACTCATTACAGACTCATGCTTTCTGGCATCCTAACTCGTGACCGAGTTCTCCGAGATTTGGTTCGCTCAGAAGAATACAGACTCGCCAACTGCGCTTGAATAGGTTCGAGAGAAGAGGCCCGCGGTCCGCATCCCCGGGCGAAATCATCTATCCCTTTCAACGGAGTTATGCCTCTTCCCTCTTTGTGTTCTAAGCGAGTGACCCTTTCTTTATTAATGTTTCGTTTCATTGAGAGAACCGATATATTAATAAGGGGGAGGTCCCTCGATTAAAATGTAGGGCGACCCCCCGCTGAAAGACACGCCCCGCCACTTACTCCCAACTCCAACCAATTCACTCATAAACCTCAAACGACGACGGTTGGGTAATGGCAGTCCACGCATTCACAGGCGTCACCGGTAAGGTCACAGTCAGCGGCTCTCTCGTGGGCTTCGTATCTGGCGATTTCACAGTGGCAAGAGCAACAGGAAAATACACGGTCCTTGGGTCCAATGTCCCAACGGCAAACACTCGTGGACTACAATCAGTCAGCGGTTCCTTGACGAAGGCTTGGGGAATTGACGATGACGAACTTTGGGATTGGTTCTATGGCAACACCGAACTCGCAATCGTGTTTGACGCAGATGCGGCAGGCACACACTCATACTCAGTAGCCGGTGCGGTAATAACCGACTTGGCAATCGAAGGTTTAGAAGCCGGAGCAGAAGGAGCGCTTCTTGTGAACGCTTCTTTCGAAGGGCTTTCAATAACCCGGGACTGATTGAGGGATGAAAAATGAGTGAATGGTTAGATTCTGCTATTGAGAAGGCTTCGAACCCCATAACAGTGAATGTGTCCGGATGCAAAATTGGCGTCGATGAACTCGATGTTATTCCACTCTCCGCCGCTGAGTTCCAAGTAATCAAGCAACTTCCAGAAATCAAGAAGTTGCCTATTGGTGAGAGACAAGAAATGCTGGGACTGCGAATCATTTTCGAAATGATGAGTAAGTGTGACTCAACTCTCACATGGGGCAAATTTCAGAAATTACCACTCAATACCTTAGCACTGTTAGCAAGCACAGTCACCGACGCCGTTGGTTCAGCGACCGGCGGTGGTGCTATGGGAAACTGATTGAAGACGCCAAGTCCGATAATAGTCAATTCCTATTGCAGATTTTTCAAGACCACGGGATTACTCCCGATGAGTGGCGGAATATGGACCCACGCGACACGCTTTGGCTCATAACCGCCAATAGTGAGAAAAACCGTCGTGCGAATGAACTTAATCGTAAGCAACGGCAGTTAGGCAAAGCGAAGCAGAATTTGAAGCGAGGAAAACGGAGATAGTGAGTTAAATGGCTGATACAGAAATGATTGCCAAGGTCGGCGCTGATGCTTCCGGCTTCACCAGCGGGATGAAGGCCGCGGCCGGTTCCACCGCCATTCTCGGCACAGCCGTCACAGCGCTGGCTGGTGTTTTCGCCGGGCTTGCAGTCGTTCTGACCGGTGTGTTCATTGGCGGATTCTTCAAGATGATAGGGTTCGTCAAAGCGGCGACATTCACCTATGTTGATTTCGAGAACCAACTATACCGAACTTCGGCTACGATGGGGAACTTCATCGGCGATACCGAAGAATCTGCCGCCGCATTCCAAGAAGTGACCGGCACTATCGGAAAAGAGATTCGAGATGTAGCCGCCGCATCGAGGTTCACAGCGACAGAAGTCGGTGAGATGGCTGAGGTTCTGGCGCTTGCTGGTCTTTCGTTCGACCAAATGTCGAGGGATGGAGAAGGAGCGCTGGAAGCGATGGTGGACTTCGCTGTCGTAGCCGGTGTGGGAGTCGAGCAGGCCGCTGGTATCGGTGTGGCTTCTGTATCTCAGTTCGGTCGAGAGATGGCGGACTTGAAAGAAATCACATCGGTTCTCACCAACACCTTCACGAGTTCGTTCGTGAATGTCCAACAACTCGGCGACGCTATGAGATTCTTCGGACCAACTGCCGCGGCGGCTGGCGTTAGTATCGAAGAAGCGGCGGCGGCGATCGGTGCTATGGGTAATGCAGGTATTCAAGGAAGCATGGCTGGAACCGGATTGCGACAGGCAATCAACAAGATGATAGCGCCAACAGACGATGCTCGGAGAAGCATGAATCGTCTTGGTCTGGAATTAGCAGTTCTAAGTCCAGCAGGGCAGGCCGCTAAAACCGGACTTGATAACACGATAATTACAATCGAAGGTCTGGAAGCCCAACTTTCCGGAGCCAATATGGAATTGAAATCACTCAACGCCGAACTTAATCAGTTGGGTATGGAGCAAGAGAAGAACAACATCTCGATAATGAAAATCAAAGCCCGCGCTGAAAGGCAGGGTCGGGACCTCACCAAGTCTGAACTCGCTCAGATTGATAGATTGCAAATGGCGAACAAAGACCTCAACCTCCAACAACGCGAAGGTGCGTTTGAGGCCAAAGTCCAAGAGCAGGCGCAGGCAAAACTTGTCGAACAGTTGGAGACTGAGGAAGCCGCCTATAGCAATTTGAAATCAACCGTCGAGAATCAGACGACCGGAGTAATTTCGCTTGTGGACATTATCACTCAACTGAACGAAAAGGGAGCGACGACTGCCGAGATATTAGAGATGTTCGGGGTTCGTGGTGGTGGTGCGATTCTGGCTTTGAAGGGACAGTCTGAGGCATTTAGGGAACTCGCACAGGCAAACGACGATGTTGCCGAGGCGGCTCAAGGTGGAGTCTTTATGACCGAACAATTCGTTGGGACTCTTGAGGGAACGGCTCAGTATGCGATAGACGAAACGAAATCGAAAATGGAAGAGTTGAACCTTGTCGCGGGTGAGCCATTCGCTCAACTAATCAAGCAAGAAGATGGAATAATGCAAACATTCCAGACAGCCATCACGAAGGCGACTGAGAATGCTGATGTGTTTCAAGACATGGCAGATTCGGTCGAAGAAGAATGGCTTCCAGCGCTACGAGAATTCCTCAAGCCCGAGAATGTGGAGACATTCATGTCCGCACTACAGGCATTGATTCCGGTCATCGAAGCAATCGGGGTAATCCTAAAATTCATCGCCGACACAATCACATGGATTCTCGAAAAGGGACAAGCATTGGCAGATTTCTTGGGCCTCTCCGAAGGTGGAGAAGGCTTCATGGATGGGACAGGCGACAGGGATGGTCGATTGATAGGAGGCGAAGGTCAGTCACGAGCCGATTCAGCGAAAGACATTGGGAAGTTTGGGATGGCCGGAGCGGCAATCGGCTCCGTTATTCCCGGCGTCGGGACCATGATTGGTGGAGGCGTCGGACTTGGAGTCGGACTTGGAGTCGAAATCGGAGAAGCATTTGTAGGTCACATGGAAGATTCAGACTTTTTCAATCAAACAACCATCACTCCGGCGATGGGAACTGCGATGGCAGAAGGCGGCATAGTCACATCTCCGACCTTGGCTCTCATTGGAGAGGCTGGCGCAGAAGCAGTAATTCCGCTTGACCGGGCTTTCGGACCCGGTGGAGGTATGGGTTCAACCGTCATTAACCTCACATTGGACAACATTAGCATAGGTAGTGGGAACGCTGTGACGGCTATGGAAGTGAGAAATATAGTTGAGAGTCAATTACCGAACATTATCCGAGAGAGCCTAACTCGTGGAGCGAGGGGAGTAATATGACTGACGACGAAGAGAGCATCTTAGTTCAGATGAACAAGGGCTTCCAAGAACTCAGAACTCTCATTCTCACAGTCGGCTCCATCTTGGCCATGCTGATGGCTGGCTTGAATGAAGTCGGATTTATCGAATGGGCAGTCGATTCTCTTCTTGACCGAGTGGAAGACGACCCGGATTGGAACCCATATCTCGACGACTGCGGAGAACTTTGGGAAGTTGAAACCGATTATTTCATCGTCGAATCAGATGTTGTGTTCAATGTGCAGGCTATTGACCTCAATAGTTGCAACAATGTCCACACAATCCTATGGAATATCACCCTTGGAGATGAAGTCCGTCAAGGCCAAAGTCACGAATTCCGGAACCAATTGTTGTTCACCGAACGATTCTATGATTTGGAAGAAGGAACTTATCACGCGCTCATCGAGATAATGAACGGAACCATCGAACTATACGACTACAGAATCATTGACTTCGAACTTGATGAGTCAGAATATGAGTCAGCAGTCTATGGTTGCACTGACTACGACGCTACCAATTATGACGAGGAAGCAACTCACGACGATGGAACTTGCGAATACCCAGATGTTATCGCTGACGACTGTGACCCAGCCGTCATGGTGTTCTATGACGCATACGCTTTCTGGTCCAATAACACCACTCTAAGCACGGCATTCGACGCAGATGTGGACATGGAGTGCCGACTAAACGCAACGGCCTACATCACCGTCTATGATAACGAAACAGGCGAAGTTATCACTGATTACGACTATTGGTTTGAGACATACCACATGGATTGGGATTACCGAGATGTTAATTTCACCGGCAACCAAGAGGATTTCGCAGAACGCGAATTGATGGTTGAATGGATTCTTGAAAGCGAGACAGGGGAAGTCTATGCAGAATGGGTGAGTGAGGTTGGTTAAATGGCGTCAGTGGACCAAGAAATTACAAAACCATTCTCAAGAATGATGAATGGTCTGGTTGAACTTCAACCGATGTGGCCTGCGTTCATCAAGAACGACGGGGTTGGTGGACTCACAGTGGACCCCACACTCTATGCCTCTTCTTTTGGACCCGATACAAGAGCCGAGGAAGGTGGTTTGAACAGCGAGAATAATACTCCGGGGGTTCGGGTGGAGGCAATCAAAGACGACGGCACAGTGGCCGCCTCAGACGACGGAAGCAATACCACATTCAAGGTCACACTAACCGGAGCGGGGACATTCAATCCCCGATGCAAAGTTCATCAAGCCGGAATTGAAACTGAGTTTCTTTTGGTTGCTCCTTCCAAGGACACGAAGGCGAACGCGCAGACTACCTACGCCCACACCATCAGCACTAACGACAGGGGATGGGCGGGTGCTATGGACACGACAGACAGCGCTGGTCCATATCCGGTTTTTATGACCGTTCAAGAGTTCGCAGAAATGCTGGACACCTATCGTCACATCGGAACCAACGATGATGAGAAGGTGGCGTTCTTACCACATGGAAATCAAGGTGGCGGTCTTCACTCCACGGCATCAGCCGCAATCAATCCAGCAGTCGCTTCCGACCCTCGAATATCATCGAACACGAATTGGCCTGCCGACGATTCGTCAGCCGCTATTGCTCAGACCCTTGTTCGAGCAACGGTCTTCATGCCTATGATGCTCGATAACAACCAACTCGACCAGCGGTCCACTAACGCTGACCAAAATTTCGCGGCGGCTTGGCCTCCGAATTATAGTTCGGCCGATGCAGATTTGAAGGGATTCTTGACTGCCGATGGAACCGGTCTGTCTCGTTATGACCAACAACCGGACGGTGCAGACAAGACAGTCATCCGATACAAAAACTTGGGGCAATCTGGCGACCATAAAATAGGCAAGGTTGGTGGATGGTCACATTATTCCAGCACAGGTTATACTCATGGCCGCGGGAGTCGAAGAGCCATCGGGTATTCTAATGCAGATATTTCACTCGACTCAACTCCGTCCCTTGGTCCAAAATACAGAATGAGAATGGCGCTGGCTTGCTTCCTTAGAAATGGTGAATACGACATTACCAGCGGCGGGAATTTGATTCCCTATGTCTATGATGCCGACCGAACTATAGGCGGGAAGAATACTATGACTCTCTATCAAGTATGGAACGGGTTGGATGGCTACGGAGCGGCAGGCGGTCATGCGTCTTCTGGATTTATGAAAGACTGCGACGCTCAGATATACCCGATGTTTGATTTCGTTCAAGGCCCGATTTGCCCAGCGGCACAGGGCGAGAATGCAGGGATGGACGCCATTCAAGGAACCCATCGTGCGTGGCCAAATGTGATGGTTGGAAAATACAACCCTTCCGGTAAAAACGGATATTCGATGACTTCCGCTCCGAGCCCCCGAATGTTGTCGGTTCGACCCAACCCAAGACGACTTCCTGTCTTCGGCGTGGAGATTACCAATGAGGGTCGAATCAAATTTTATGTCGAACTCACCGGGACTTCCGACACCGTTGGAATGCGATGGGGCAACGGTATGCCCGTCTATGTGAACGGAATGACCGGAAAACTTGGCTCGGGAACTCAGAATATCAATTTTTATCCAGACACATGGATGAACACTCTCGCTGATGGTCCGACTGCTAATCAAGCCGCATTTACATCGGTCAAGGGAATGGACCTCAACGGTTGGTGGGTTTGCTTCAACAACTCAGATAACACCGCCGGAACCAGCACGACATACGATGCTCTATTCAGTGACGGAGATAGCACAGCCGTCCGATATGTGACGGTCGAAGCCCAGACGATGAACAAATTCTTCCCATCAACTGCGATTACAAAATACAGAATCGGTTCGGCATCATCTCCAACAACGGCGTTCATTCGACAAGGAAGATTGGGAGGCTACATGGCCGGTTCAACTGCCTACTACTATTACGCTCAAAACCCCCTATCCTCCAACTACGCTCAGTATTACAATTCCGCAACTCAGAATATCCGCATTCCCGGCGTGCCATCTTGGCAGGTCGGAGCCGGAACTTCTGATTCGAATGTGCCTGTGGGGAATAACGACACTTACCCCGGACGACCTACAATCTTCAAAGCGACAACCCCCAATCAAGCCGGAGTTTATGCTTCCGACCTTCGCCTCACGCCAAGGGACATAGGACCGAGGAAAAATGGAGATTCGACTTTCGCCGTTAGCCCGACCGCATCGACAGTGGGTGGTGGGTCACTTAGAGTTCCGCCGCCGGTTGGTTGGGATATGGCGTGGTGCTATATGTGCCGAACAAACCAAACGAACCTTCCGGGTATATCGGCCGGACTACAAACCAATGACTACGGCGAGAATGTGTATTCTGGGACCAATCCTCAATCGAACCGATTCTGGTTGAGAGATGCGAGCGCTCTCTCCGCGAGATTCAAGAAGGACTCCGATTATTCTTCGACAGATTACACCGGCAACTCCTACTCTCGCTGGATTCATCGTGGTCTTTCACTTCCGTTCTGGTCCTACATGGATAACAAAACCGGCAAACACGCTTTCGACCACATAAAACCTGTCTCCGCATCTGGAACTTGGCTCTTCGGAAGAAACCGACCGTGGCCAATTCACGAAAGGCTTGGAACTCGACACGGATATACGCCGAGTCTGTTGTCGTCAGCAAAGTCAGTAGCAAATGACGGAGACTCCTACGATGGGTGGGATGACTACACCCCCGGAACTCAACAGGTTGAGGCCGGTGAAGAGACAACGAAAACCGGCTTGAGCGAAATGGGTTGCTCTCCGGTCTGGGTCGATTGTGAGATTCGTGGTTGGTTCCCTGTGCAAGAGAACCGAATGACGATTATCGAATTCGACAACAACCAAACTTACCCCTTGACCGGACGCCACTCTATGATTACGGGATGGCATTCAAACAACGGGATGGCTGGATTTGGATTCCATCCACTAAATCAGAACGGTCTATTGCAATACCCGAATGCAACGACTTCTGGAAATCAGTTGTTCGGAACCAATAACAATAGTGATGTATGGCAGTCATTCTCATGGACTGAAAACCGAAGACCAGCCTACTCGGTCAATCGACCAGCGGTCTATGTTTGGGGGAACTCACCCTACTTTGAAAAGGGCTACCCCGGGAACAGCGACGGCAAATGGACTAACTCAGCGGAATGGCCTTTTGGAAATGGACAAGTTGGATTCGGTTCCTTGGGGAACGGTGTGGGAACAGGAAGTTCATACAATGCCACCGAAGGAACAAACACAATTCGAACCTACTTCACCGAAGCAGGTCAGACAATGATACTGAATGGTTCCAACAAAGGAACGGACCCCAATGGTGCAACTCCGGTTTGGGGAATGACCATCAAAGCCTGCGACACGGCAGTATCTTCCGCCGCTAACAACTACGATACTCTCATCAAATCCTCATCCGATGAACAGTTCCACGGCGACGACCCGAACAACGCGATTTCGTCAAAGGATTTCCAACTTGACTACCTCCATCTGAGACAGATACCATCTCCGGCCATGCTCCCATTCAATGTCGATACCCTCACTCAGAAGATTACGGACATAGCGAAATACACTCAACTCACCATCGAGGCTGAGAATGTGAAAGCATCGAGTGGGATGGAGATTAAGGTCAGTATAATGGCCGCTCCTACTCCTGTCTCCGGCAGACCACAGTCCGCGGCAACAACTGTCGTCACCGGATTCGAAGAGATAGACCCGCAGTTCGTTGCGGGCATTGGTGTAGTGGACTTAACTGAACTCCCAGCCGCGCAGGTCACGAATGGATTCGTCATTCGATACCACTTCTATATCCCCGATTCAACACAAAGCGAATATCATCCGATTGATTGGAACCAAATTCCAATCATCAGAAAATGGACTCTCAATTACGACCTCAAACCTACGGCAAGTTTGGCGGTAATTGGAAACTCGTTTAGTGGCGACCTATCGAGCCCAATAGGCACGGAAGTTGGTCACATAATTTCCTTCCGTGGGACAGGAACTACAACTGACCCGGACCGATTGATTTCCAGCATCAAGTTTGACTTCGGTGATGGGTCGAATACCGGTTGGTTAAATTTTAGCGACCAAACTTTACAATCCACCACATACGACACCGCCCATGTCTATTCCAAGGCTGGAACTTTCAGCGCTACTATTCTGACGAAAGACGACAATGAAAATGTGAGCGTAGCAAGTTCCGTGATTTCGGTAGTCGTAGCAGAAGTCAAACCCGTCGCCCTATTGAGGGCAATACCCCAAATGGTTCGTGCTGGACAGGCGATTACTTTCGACGCCAGCGAATCTTACACACTTTCTTCGGACACCGCCCGGACTATCGCATCCTACACATTCGACTTTGGAGATGGAAGTTCGACAACTTCCGGTGCTTCACCAAGCGCAACCCACACCTACGCCGCCGCTGGTGAATATATGGCGACGGTCACAGCGACCGACAACGCATCTTCGGCAAACACCAGCCAAGCCGCGAAAGTCGTGGTGAAGATTTTGCCAGCAACTCTCGTAGTTCCATTGGCTCTCAACACAATGCCGTCTGGATTCAAGAGAAACCGACGGGCGTCGTATTCTTCAACAGAAGTTCTCGATGCAGTATATCCCGAGATGGCTGATACAGGTCAGCGAAGTGATGAGTTCAAACTCAACGGCTCGTTCCTCAAAGCGACTGCGAATGCAGATATTGACTTCATGGAGGAACTGTTAGTCAGTGGGGCTCTTGTCGAATTCGAATACGAGGCCGTGAATTATTCCGGAAGCGCAACAGGCAAAACATTCGTGGGGCGCTTGACGAATTTCGACTACGAAAGAGAAGGTGGGAAGCATGGTGAAACACCTTGGTCGGCCTCGTTAGTGCGAGAAGCAGGGCTCGGGAATTAAGTAGGTGGGCGTTGTCGAATGATTATGATAGACCTCAGAATCATTGACGCGATAAACGAAGGCGACCTAATTCAATGGTCAGATATTATTCCAGAACAACTCGTTTTGCTCAGTATCTTCGGTGTGACCCTCGGGAGTGGCGTGCTTTTCCGCCTGTGGCTCTCTTGGCGACCCCAACCCACTTAACCGCAAGGGTTCGAAGTGTGGTCTTGGAGACTTCTTGTGTGTCCCTGCGTAGCATGACTGTCTCGCAGACTCCGTTGCGGACGATTGCGATTACAAGGTTTCCGTTGCTGGACACGCCTGCTCCATCAGTCATTCGGCGGGTCTTGAGGTCCATAGCGACGACACCAAGGGTCGCCTGCTGGCATCGGCTCCATGCGAGTTCAGTGCGTGCTTCGATGGTTTTCTTCTCGGCGTCTGATAGCCTAACTGCCATGCGTGCGTAGGCGTGAGGGTCGATTGCGAGTTTCGCGCCGTTCTCCATGTATAGTCGTAGGAGTTTCCCCCTATAAAGGTTTCGCAACATCAATATACTATGACTATCAATGAAAACCTTTATTAATGAAGGGCTACTCCCATAGAATGCCGGAGCGTGGTTCCGGTGCGCGGAATTGACCCCCCATCGGTAGGTGGGGCGCAACACCGGCGCGGGAAAATAGAAACGGATTAAGCGCGTGGGAACATTGACGACAGGCACTCGGAAGAGAAGGAAGCCACCACTCTAAGGGGACACCTATGGGTAGGTAAGAGTCGATTAGTCACGCCACATCTGACGGAGAGAGCCAGCAGATATGCTGGTGGTCTATCAAGAGCCACGGGGAAACCATAAACAGGGGTGAAGAGAAAAGTCTCCAACGGGAAGAAACGATACGCGCTTTGAGGCTGACCAACCGAAATCCGAGTTCGCCTACACGCGCTGGCGACTATTTTCCCTTAATGGTAGCAACTAAACTATTCATAAAGGTGGGATATTGAGGAATGAGCATGAACGCGGTTGCTAATATCAAAGGAATTTGGGTTGAAGCCCCGCGCTCGCTTGCTGGCTTTCGTAGCATCCTCGCTTGGATTCCCGAATACGACAATTCTTCCAATCTATTCCACAGTCCGGAGTATCATCCGGAAGGCGACCACAGTCTGACGGCTCATCTTTCGTTTGCCTTTTCGAAGTGGCATCAAGAAATTCCATGCCTTTGCAACGCTCCCCATTCTCACGAACTCGCTTTCTGGGCTGTCCTCTTCCATGATATTGGGAAGGACGCTACGGCCAAACAAAAGGTAGGCGGCACATTCAGTTTCATTAAGCACGAGAGCGAAGGCGTGAAAATCTTCAACGAGAACTACGCTCATTGGTTTAGCGACGAGGATGCTGAGGCCATCGCCTATTGCATCAAGGAGCATACGAACTTTTGGAACATCGCCAAGCACGGGAAGGTTGAGGCTATGAAGAACCATCCTCACTTCTGGCTTCTTGCTGAGGTCTGTCTTTGCGACAAGATGGGCTACAAAGATGACGAATGGAGTGAGAGGCTTACCTTCTTCGGCTTTGATAAGAAGGAGGTTGAATGAATGACTGAGATAACACACCCGGACCTAATACTGACTGTGGACGACCATCTCCGATTTCGTGGAGTTGTGTATGGACCCGACGGAGCATTGACGCTTTGGACGCTTGAATTTGAAAACACAGGCAGGGAAGAACTTGCTGAAATGATATTGGAACCCGAAAACTCAATGTTCGGACCGAACTTGAATGCGGCCGTTGAAGTCATAGTTCCCGAAAGAGTTCGTAAGGCTAAAGGAGATTATCGGCTGATAAAATACATTCCTTGGGAAAATGTAAGGACATGGGCGACAAAGACCTTAGCGAAGGCGTGAAGAACCCGCTATGGGTCTTGAACATCTATGGTGAAGGCTCCGCTGGCAAGGGTCGGACTAATTCCCCCAATGGGAAGCGGGTTGGGACTTCCGTTCACGAGTTGGATGGCTGACCACTCAGCAGATGCGACAGGCTCAACGGCGAACCTCAACAAATACACCCGAGATTGGAAATTATGGGGAGAACTATTCCCACGAACTACAGCGTCCGCTGTCTCGATTAATCCCTTGCCCGGGACGCCAGCCATCAGAACCGAACAAGAGTCGTCGGGAGATGCTACACCAAGAAGCACGAATTACAATCAGATGGATGCGGCGTTCTATGGAATTTCATTGAACATGAGCGCCCCAAGGCTGAACTTCGGCCGGGCTCAAATGGAACTTGGGCAGGTCACTCACCACGGCTCTCGGGCTATGTGGGACATATCGAAGACGAGAAGTGCGTTCCTCACACCCCGTCGTTCTTATGCTGAGATAGGCAGGCTCACCAATCATCCTCTTCCCCAATGGGCATCAGCGAGAGCAGGGAATTTGAGCGTCCCCGGCAATTCGATATGCAACCCAGACAGGGACGACCTCCACCAACCATGCGACCAGCAGGGTGGAGCAATCGCTGGCTACGACGACAAAGGAACTTGCACTCATGCGGGATGGAGTGGTGGTCATCGGGTTGCCACTTTCACCCATTATGTCTCGACTGATTTGCCGTCGAACGGATTCGGCTTGACTTACGGCGATGCTCACAATACGATATTCACAACTTCTCTCGCCAGCCATCCAATCCAGAAGGGTAAGACGGCGGCCAACTACGGGATAGCCGACGACCAACGAGGCGATTCTGATTGGGGAGAGGACCATTTCCATGTGACTTGGGATTCGATGTGGTCGGTGAACCAAATCACCATCCCTCAGACTCATGTGAGTGGAACCACACTATCTTCTCCGGACCGCAATCCTCACAACGCAGGGAACTCAAACGCCGTCAGCGATTGTGACTATCTCTTCCACACGAACACAGTGCAGGTTCTCGGCGTAAGAGACAAACCCACTGATTCCGCGAGCGAACAAACTTGCTCGATTGGTCCTACTTATCTCGGCAATCATGTCGTCCAAGATACCTGCGGGCTTGTCGGCTTTGAAGGGACCATTAGCGTCACCGGCTTCTTCTCAATATCACAGGGAATGGCGACCGGGACTGAAGACCTATGGGCAGACGGCAACGGATATGGCGGACTCAATGTGCAGGTTCATTCCGGTCTGACGACACGAAGGAACAGACTCTTTGCCCAGCGAAACACCAGCAACTCCAACAAGAACTACAACAAAGTCTTCGGATATGGAAGCGACAACGCCGCCGCTGAACCGATGACTGACGGAATGAAAACTCGCGCCAAGCGTTTTTCTGGTTCGACGGCGAATGCGAACGAAACTTCGTTCTTCGCAACAAGGACGGATTACGACACCAAGGGTTCGACAGGTGGCGGTGGACTTTCTGACTTGATTGGCGCGGCGGCTGTCTCAGATGCACCAGCGATTCTTGGAGACACTATTGGGCTCAATACTCAGTGGACAGGAACAACAGGAATTTCCTCGGCGTTTTTGAAAGACAAAATCCCAACAAGGGTGAGAATCGTTCCCCAAATTGTTGGCTACGAAGATGTAGTCGTCGAACCCGGCTCGTCGAAGAAGACAGAATACACTGACTCAGCCAACATGACCTTCCGAAAGCCAATCGTGGACTATCACATTCTCGTCAGCGTCATTAAGCCGACGAAGAATATCAAGAGGAATACTTCTGGCTCTCACAACCTCGACCAATCAGATGTAGGCGACCCGACGACAAGGAACGGCCCAGACCCGGCTGTCCCTTGGATTGACGGAGATTACTCCGGCGACCCTTGCAACATATTCCACGCAATCTTCCGAATCAATCCTACGACCCTTGAGCAAATATACACACCAGCCGCAAACTCCACAGACCACGATTACCTCGGCGGAAGCGCGGAAAAGAAATGTCCAACCTCAATCATTCCACGACACACCTACGGCACAAAGCCGACTCAAGGGTGGGGACTTCATCAGATTACACCATTCAGACCGCTGGCTAATTCCGCTTGGACGAAGATACCGAAGTTGTCTGGTGCAGTTGAAGCAGGTGGCTTCTATCAGCGTGGTGGCATCAGCCATCTTTGGGATGCGGCGGCATGGGGGAAGGAACTCATCGTCGGAGCAGACATGACGGACGCCAGCGATTTCAATTCCGAAGTTTGGGGCAAAGGACAAGTTTGGCCCGACGGAGCCAACACGGCGGCAAATCCTCCCGGTGTGGAACTGATGCTATTCCGATACGAGGGAAGGTCCGACCCGTTTTACACAAGAAAGCAGACGACAATGGCCGATAATCCCTTGAGAGATGCGATGGCGGCAGTCACTACGACCGACCACATTACAGGAACATACGCCGCTTCGATGGACACAGGATTCACAATAACAGACACCCGCCTCACGACCAAGGGAGGCTGGCATATTCACGATTGGGTATTCCCTCAGAAGGAACTCATGCGCTATCTCGGTAGGGAGGATAAGGGACGAGCCGCATTCGGAACAAACTTGGAACACCCGACTCTTCACTGTTCGTCCCTTAGCATAATGGAAGATGGTCGCATGATGATGGCGGCTATTCAACGAGACACGATTAAAGCGGCAGGCGAATATCCGACTTTCGATATTGGTTATCCACTCAACCAGAATCTCGAAATCATCCAAGTTCCACGCGGCTACTACTACGACTCGTCAGCGAAACTTGCCAAATCAATACTTGGAACAAATGATGACGAAGACAACTATTCGTTGGACCCAACAACGGGTGAGTTGTTGTCGATTCCAGAACCAAGGGCAATTGCAGGTGATAGAACTCAGACTCCACCGGGAACGAATTTTTCCAGATGGCCTACATGGTCACATATTGAGCCCAATAGTGCGGCCCGTTCTCTCATCTTACTTTTCTCGAACTCAAAAGCGACGGGTGGAAAACTTGCACAGGGCCAACACAAGTTCGAAATCACGGAACGGAAGATTGGAACTCAAACTGTTAGTGAAGAAAATTGGACATTCGACGATACTTGGTGGAATGGTTCTCGTATCTCTTATTGGTTCCCCGAGTCTGGCCAGCGTGCTATTCCAATCACCTACGGCTCATACCCAGAAGTGCGATGCAGTCATGCGGTTTTGCCGAAGTGCCTTCCGCACATTATGTCGGACTTGAGCCATGATGGTGGCTATCCTTTGGCGATGCCTCTTGACCGACTCGCTTCCAGCCCGGGCGGAGATAACGGTCGCAGTCGTGCCTCGCTCGACCCGTGGGAAACTGAACACATCAAATTCATGCGCTTGACTGCGTATATTCCGACGACTATTGGGTTCGCTGACTTTGGACCCGGGGCAAACCCACATCAAGAGATGGGATGGTCTTCGCACGGATTCCCAACGGGACTCTATGACCCAATCTCCTACACGAATGCGAAGTTCTTCTCGGACACTCAGACGGGTAGTGGAGTGAACAAACAATATGCGCCTTGGACGAATCTGTTCACTTACAACAACACCAACAACACCGGTGCGAGTTCCATATCAATGCAGGGACCTATGGGTGGGTTCTCTCACTTCGGACCTTTGCATTATGGACTCTCCATGATGAATCACCCATACCAGACCGACCAAAGATGGACGCAGGTTCACGGTGGAGTTGGATATGACCTTCCTCTCCATCTTCTGATTCCTCCCGCGATTCATGTTCGGGCTCGGGGCGGAGGAAGTAATTCTCTCAATCTGGAACTTGAATTGCCATTTCACAGAACCGATACAATCGAAATGGACGGGGCTATTGAGTTCAATAGCGGGTTCGATTTGGGTCCAGAAAAACTTCCAGATGCGACAAGACCTCAACTCGGAAATTGGTCCCTTGATACTCGACTTTGGGATAAGCCAACTACGAATTATGCGAACGCGAAAATGGGAGGCTACAACACCGCATACCAACGAGTTCACGGTCCGGTCGTCAGTGGGACAGGACTGACTGCGTTTTGGGCTGACCATCCAACAGACAGATTCCATGCGGCGGCAGTTCCAATCTATCCCGACAATACATACGACTTCGGATATGTCGAATCGAACAACTACCCACCTATGCTTCTATCTCGGTCCTCGGATTATTCCAAACTTGATACGCTCGCACTTAGCGAGCAACTGACCTCTTCGACCGAGGTTCACATTCCACATGGCGCAAGACCATTCTGGGATTCCGGCTCAATCGTCACCGCTCAAGGCGTCGGATTACACAACAACGGTGCAGACAAAACCAAGAGAGCGAGATTCATGGCGGAGATGGCTGGTTATCCGGTTCAGACTGCGGCTGAATCCGTCATCAACATGACCGGAACAGGAACGACTTCTCCCGATGTGGGATTAGGCAAGGGTCAGCGAATCATACGAACACCCGAAGGAACTCTCCATAATTTCGTGATGTGTCGTGCGGCAAACTCAGCGGCAAACCCTTGGCCCCAATACACGCACTACAAGAAGTTGGTCGATGGTGATATGTTCTGGAACAGGAAGGCACTACAAGATGCGTCCCATCCAACATACGCCCTCAAGGACGCCTGCGGTCCGACAATAGACAGCATCACCGGGTCTGCCGACAAGGGACGACTTCTTGGTGCGGCATTCTGTTCAGATTCGAAAGGAACAATTCATGCAGTCATCGAATACATGGGTTGCATTCACGCAGGGAACTCAGATGAAAGGGCTCACCGACTTTACTATCACAAGGCAGACCGGACTACAGCGGCGTCATCACCAAGCGCAACCTACGATTGGGATTGGACGAAGCACACTCCTGTCCTCATCAACTCCGGAGCGAACACAGGGACGCACGGAGAGGCCGCTGGAAGTGGTAATGACCTCAGACTACCCACCCTTGTTTGCGACAGCACAGACAGGCTCCATTTAGCCTTCCAGCAGGTATTCAAATCGAGTGTGGGAGGCGGGAGTCTTCCCGACCATTCTGCGATTTGGTATATGAACAAACTTCCCACGGATGCCGCGTTCCCAGAATGGACTCTCGACACATCGACAGCCGCGCCAGCAACGACCGACCAGCGAATCCAACTTGTCTCACCCATCATGTCCACAGCCAATCTTTCAGCGGCGGCATCGAACCAAGCATCGACATTGGGACAGAAAGTTCAGTTTGCTGACCATCCCAAGATTCTGCTCCGCGGAGACAATGTTCCGATTGTGACTTATCGTGGCTCAAGTCCGAATTTTACCACAGCCAGCAGAAGAGAGTCGGCTATTTACCTCAATAGGGGGAAGGAAGGAAGCGGCCCGACGCTACCAACTTCGGCAGGTGAAGGAGCGCTGGGCAGAATCAAATTCGACTTGACGCAATCTGTTCACATCATGGGACTCGTTCCTTCGACCGACAAGAACTCGACACCGGACGAACCCGTCCTATTTTATGACGCAATCATAGATGAGAAGAATCAGATGTTCACGACCGCGATTTGGGATAACTCAGTCGCATGGCATCGAGCGACGATGGTGAATATGTGGAATACGAACAACGACTTACAAGACCAATACTCCACGGCCACAGGACTCGGTGTGACGAGAACACTATTCGTATCAAGACAGAACACAAACAAACTCACGAACCTATCAGATGTGACTATGACGACCAATGGTGCAGGTCAAATCCACATGGTATTCGGTTTTGTATTGACGGGTTCTGGCATACCTAAAGGGAACGCATATAGAGTTAGCGGACTCTCCACCGAGAGCCTTATTCCGACTCTTCAAGCGCCCGTCACGCCTTCCTCGGCATTAGACACAGACCCGACTTCCGGGGCTCCCTATGTCGGAGGATATGGGACACCTTCTGACGGTGCATGGAATACCGGAGGCTCTTACGGAAGCCAACTCGGGAATTGGGATTCGAAGAACAAACATTTCCTCGAAGTCTTCATGCCGTCTTTCGAGTGGAGTCAAGCCGCGGCTGACGACCATTGGGTCATTCGCTCAATCAACATGAGATGGTTGTCGGTTCCAGACATAGGCTACGACGCATCGACGGGATGGTTCCCCATCGGTGAATCACATGGCATCTCCGGGTCCGAGAACTTCCCACATCAGAATCCGCAATTGAGATACCAACGATTTAGCGGGTTCAATGCAAACGCCCTTGACCTCTCATGGATGACCAACGAACTATCGTGGATGAGAACTCCACTTCCTCAATCAAGGGTGCTGATGCCGGGTGGTGGTGTGATGCTATCTTACCCCGGTATTGACGATGCCTCGTCAGACCCGGGTGTGGACGACGACATACCGGGGTATTGATGACGACTATGGACACGGATGAATGGCCACGAATTGTAGTCTGGCTTTGCCGAAAAATTGGCTTCTTGATTTAGTGTGGAGCCCACCGATTCCAAGACCCCTGCGGTGACGGTTCTGTCTCGTGCGTGAAAGGCGGTTTCTCGGTGGGCTCAATTTTTTTGGTTGGGGTAGTTATTGGGATTAGAGTAGTCGGCAACCTTTGAACTCAGCCGATTTGTTCACTTCATAGGTTCAGTTCCCGCGTCCGTTTGGGGTCTGTATTCCTCTCCGTTCCTCCTATTCTAACCGAGTGGGTTCCTCCTTATCAATGTTTCTATTTTCTCAATGAATCGAAACATTAATAAA